TGTTAGCATCATAGAATTTAACAAAAGACTCTTCTGTATCAGGCCATTCTTCTGTTCTAGCTAATTCTGATTTTGCTCCTCCATAAGGAGAATTCCAATATTCTATTTTCATATTGTTAAATTAAAAAGGTACATCTATTGGCACCCATTGAACACTAAATCCGTTATTTTCTTCTAATAGTATGTCCACTTTACTGAACACACCCTCTGTATCCCATTCAGAATGTTTATATGCAGCACTAGCTGGATGACTAAGCTCAAACACATGAGTAAATATCCCTGTGTATTTTTTATATCTAGCTGCATCCTTACCAAGAAACACAATTGGCACTCCTAAATGATTAATTACCTCTTCAAACAGATATTTAACAAGTGGTTCCCATGCATCTAGATGACTACCTGCTTTGTTAATCTCTGTTGTTAAAGCTGCATTGAACATAAGAACACCCTGATGAGCCAAATGACTAACATCTGGATCTTTAATGATGTCAAAGTTCAATCCATTATAATATTCTCTCTCTATGCCCATATAGAAATGTTCTAACGTAGGCTGTAGTTGTTCTGTAATAGAACATCCCATAAGTAGCCCATCTGCAACAGGCGCATCATTCTTAAGTGTGTGATAGGGACATAAGCCTACCATCACCACTTTTAGTTCATCTAATGGTGTCTCTAAGAAACATCTCCAAACATGCATAGAGAGAGGAGCAACTCGCTTGCCCCTCTTACTCTCTGCTTTTAGGAATGCATATATCTTATCACACTGCTCACTCTCTATAAATGGACGCATTTTAGCATGCCATGATGGGTGAAACTGATGTTTAAAATTGCTCCAATTCATTACACTTCAAATAATTCTAATTGATTAACAGTTGGTATAACTAATTCTTGTTTAGATGTAATAATATCTGCTGCTCCTGTAAAGAAACTATGAGCATCAATATGATTGTTCATCCATAAGCTTGGGTGTACTTGTTTCATACTAAATGTTGTAAACTGATAAAGCTCCCATAATGAATTGCTAGCATTGTAATCATGAGTTGGTTTATCCAATTCTCTCTTAATGATGTTCAATTGTGTTGATTCAATAAATTGTTCTTCAATGTACATTCTACCAATCAATTCAGCTTGTGCTCTTTTATCAAGATCAATGTTCTTCATAGTTTCTCTTTCCACTTGCATCTTTGTAAATGCTTCTCCTGCTCTCTTGATATATTCTACAATAGCTTGTGGTGTAAATGTTTGTATTTCTCCTTGGTGTTTCTTTTTGAATGCACCATAATCACCACTAACACATCCATTCTCACAAATGAATATTCTTGTACCAATAGCAAACTTCAATGATAATGACTTATCATAGCTATTCTGCCATCCTATTTGTAATTGCATTTCACTATCTGCCACATTTTTAATTGTGAACTTACCATTAGCAACTTTACCTTCTCTTGCAGAGGTGTATAGTTCTTGGTCTAGAACAAATCCTGATTGATGTATACTCTCAAGTGTGAGGTCCATCAATTGTTCATGACTCACTGGTTTGTAAGTTTTGGTCTGTTGAGGGATTGGTGCTGCTAGCAACATTCCTCTTGCTGTATTATAATTTTCCATGTTAATTTAATTTTAATGATTTTCTTTTGTTTTGTTCTATTAGTAATATATCTTTCATCTCAAGTATTGAAGTTGTTTGATTTCTTCCCATCTTATCAATCCAATATATTGAGTTTTGTAAATGTGAATCAGTCATATTCTGAATAAGCACATTGTTACCATCTTTTCTGCACCAAAATAATTCTCCTTTAAAATACTCTCTTAGCAATGCTGTATAATGAATACCGTTATAATGAGTATTATGATGTTCCCATCTTAACTCTGCATCAAGACCTCTCATCATTAAATCATCTGCAAAATCTCCCATAATGTTTTATTCTAATGTTGATAATGTTTCCTCTAAGTCTTGTATTCTATTGTGTAAATTGTCTATTTCTTTTTCTTGATCATCTATTATACTTAACAGTTGATCAATTACTGATTCTACACTTGTTTTTACAGAATAAATTTCTTTTTCTAAATCTCTTGGTAATGTTGGCATACTATCCTAAGCTTAATGATGTCTTTCTATGAAAGAACCTTGTTAATATTCCTTCTAAATTCTCTATTCCTATACATTCCACTTCATAATATTCTGTAGTGGATAACCATTCGATATTCTCTTTAATCTCTTCTTCAGTATTTCTAACTCATCATCTGTTACTCTCATAATCCTTTTTCTTTTTTAAATTTCTCTAACATATCCTTATTTGTATAATGAAAATACTTATCCGCATTTTCTATAGTATCATTTTTCCTCATCCATCTATGAAATCCAATAGCAAAATCATCTGCTATTTCTATTTGTTTATCAATCATTGTCATTTGCCAAATAGGATTAATAATTACTTCTTTAAACTTTTCTCTTAGTGTCATAATTAATATTCTAAAATTCCTGAATCTCTAATTGCTTCATAAAGCTCTTTCTTCTGTGGAGGGAATAACACTGTAGCATCAATCAGAGCTTCTAAATACCTCTTTCTGGATGATATATCTAATATGTTATTCACCTTAAGTGCACTATCTATTCTATTTGATAGTTCCATTATCACTGTAGCTCCTCTTTTGAAATGTTCTGCATCTTCTTCATCTCTCACTTCAATAAGTTTACCTACATAGCCTTCAATGTGTGGAATAGTTTGTTTAAGAGACTGTTTAGCTCTATGTGTAAACAAATTATTCTCATTCATTGTTTCGAATCTCTCCAATAATGCAACAGAGAGGGATAAGCTCTCTATCACTATGTCATTTAGTTCATCTGATGTTAATTTACTCATATAATTTCTCTTTGTGTTAAATATCTCTCAATTGTTTTTAATCCATGTGTTCTGGCAAGGTCTGCCCAATCTTTTATTCCTTCTTCTAAATAGATTCTTGGTACATTACAATACTCAAACCCAAACTTTTCTGTTATGAGTTGAGAATTCTTTACACCAGTTTCATCTGAGTCAAACGAGAGGATTTGTGTGTCAGAGTTTTCTTTGATGTATTCTACATTCTCTTCAGAGAAACATCCTAGTCCTTCATTCTGTACAGCACAACAACATGGTACAACCTTCTTCATCACCATATAATCTTTCTTACTCTTATTGATGAATGCAACATCACAATTTCTTATGTCAGTTAATCCATCCATCATTGTAATAGGGACATTGTTAGGCATCCATTTATTCTTCTTGTCTGCAAATGGTCTATAGATCTTCCAATAGCTTTCATATAGATACCCAAATCTAAGCTCATTATCCATTAATGGAAACTTTTTCTTGTTTAGATATACAGTGTCTATTGAATATACATTGTTAGCTCTAAGATCATCTATGTCCTGATAGTATTCATTCCAGTATGCCAGTTCTTCGTGTGTGAAGTTTCTTGTCTTCACTTGAATAAAGAATTCACGTTTGCTCACTGGTGGTGGTTGCTTATATTCAGAAACAATTCTCTCATAGTTCTTTGTAGAGGAAGAATTAACAATACCAAGATCAAAATCTCTATCAATCATCATAAGAACATCATTCATGTTAGCAAGATTGAATAATGTCATTACAAACTTGAAGCAATTACCTTTAATGCTTGTATCACCAAAATCAATATATGTTAATGCTTTACCTGGATATCCTATAAGGAAAGAAGGGCTCTTCTCATTTCTAAATGGTGAATAAGTAACTTGGTTTATCTTCCAGTTTTGATGAGGCATGTACATTCGATATATATCATACTCTGATATTTTGTTCAATACATTTTCAAATGTTAAATCTATTCTCTTTGTTCCTTTTATCATAGCTCTAAATGTAAATTATTGCTATTAGTACCAATTATTGGTACTTTTCGCAAACTATTACTAATAAAAAACCCTCTCCAAATTAATGAAGAGGGCTTTTATTAACAACAAACGAATTAATAATCATCACCATCTTCACTGATATATGCATCAGACGCAACTAAGTTATCATCTGCATTATAATCTTGTAAGTCTTTGAGGATGTAATAGTCTTTACAACCATATTCTCCAATAACATTCATTACAAACTTCTCATGTGCTTTTAAATCACGAGGTTTCTTATTCTTAAGATCACCTTGCACTCTCTTACTTCCATAATCAACAAGTCTGAATTGTTTAAGAGCATAACCTCCTAAGAAAGCTTTGTTATAGATTCCTTGATACTCTTTAGATTCTCCATCACGTTCTTTAACAATCACTGTAGCTAGTGCAGCAACTGTATCACACCATTCTCCATCAACTTGATCTTTTAAGTCTTTCAAGTTACCTCTCATCAACTTCTTCCATTCTAATTGTAGAACAGTGTCTGCATCACGATAATCTAATTTACTCAACCATGTACGCATGAAGTTATAAAGATCTTCTTCTCCTACATATGCAATTCTATAATCTCTTCCTTTGGTAAACCATTCAGCTAGATCATTCTCATCACCTGCCCAAGAACACATACCAATAGAATTTATATATTGATGTTTTGTACCATCTTTATTCTCACGTTCTTTATCTTCTAAGAAGAAGCTCACCTTGAACTTATCTTCTTGATTAACTCTTTGTAACCATATATCAATACGAACATAGCTATTACCATCTTTAGTCTCACCTAAATACTCAGCAGCTTTGCTATCTTCTTTTAGGTCCATACCAAGTTTATCTTTAAACTCTTCTATTGTTGGGTTAATAGCTATTACGTTAGCCTCGAAGAGGCCTACCTTTTTTCCAAAATCTCCAGATCCTGTGTTTTCTCTTTTCTTTCCTCCAATTTGCATAATTTCTATTTATTTAAGCGTTATAATATTCATTTAATGTATTCACTACTAGTTGTAAGTCATTTGGTATTTTTAGTTCACTAAACATTCCATCAGGACTTTTTGCAGGTACCTTTTTAAAACGATTTGTTACAAAACCGTATTGTACACTTCCATCTTTACTCTCTTCTACATTAGTGTATAACACCACTGTAAATAATCCTTCAAGATTGATTTGGTTATCAATAAGTTTTCCAGATGTCTTCATCTTGTATCCTATAATATCTCCACCATCTTCAATAGTGTCTGGATGAGAGAAATAGAACACAGTGATGTCATCTCTTAACTGTCTAGCAGTTTTAATCATTGTAACAGTGTCTTTTGCCATTACGCTAAACTTTTCATACCCTTTCTCAGTTGCTTTATCAAGCATTGTGAAACCCATTACATAATTTGAGTCTTCTAGGATGATGTTCTTAATGTGTGGAGCTTTTTCAGAAATAGTCTTTAGCAATCGAGATATCTCGTTAGCATCATCTACCTCTTTGTAATTCTTCTTTTCTACATTGTAAAGCTTTTCACTCCCCTTAAATGGAAGCTCTTTCTTTGCAACATTAATAATGTACGTTTCCTCTGGATTTAGGTGTTTGATACTGGTTGATTTCCCTGTACCTGTGGCACCAACAATCCCTACTAGCTTTGAACTCATGTGTTTTAATTTATTTAATTAGTTATTTTCATTGTATAAAGATACAAAATAATTATTTCAATTACAAGTATTTTATCTTATTTTTATCAAAGAATTCAAGTGCTTTTTGTAACCACTTTAGCTCTACAAGCTCATCACTACTGACAATATATATGTGAGCTTTCTTATCTGGTGTGTTATACTCCATAGCCATACATCTATTTATCTTCTGTGCTAAGTTCTCTGCATTACTATCGAAATAGTTTATTATCACCTTGTCTAGAGGTTTATATGTCACACCTGTGTTACCAATTTTCACTACAGCTAGATGATTACCTTTTCCTTCAGCAAAGTCTTCAAAGATTTCTTTTTCTTTAGACTTATTATGATAGGAAGGAATACCTAGATTATCTGCAACAGCAGTGGTACCGCAGAACACTAAGACTCTCTCATTTTTATACTCAGCCAAAAGTGCCTTTGTAGCTATAGATTTGGCTAGGGATGATTGAATCAAACGCATTCTCGCTAGACGTAAAAACATTGTATCTGTGCCACTATTCTGTAGTTTGTTAATCACCCAGGATATGCCATCATAATGTTTCTTCTCAGTTTTGAGCTTACCCTTGTAATCATTGTACACAGTGTTATCTAGAGGAACTCTTATCACATGTATTTCATAATCTACAATAACTCCCTCTTCAATTGCTTTTTCAATTGGATAGTGAGCTATTACATGTAAATCAAGTTCTTCTTCTAATTTTCTTTCTGTCCAACTGGATAGTGTACCAGTGAGACCAAGAATCTGCCCATTAACATCGAACAGGTCCTTACAAACTTCTATCTGAGCTTCACTCAGTAGATGTATTTCATCTATGATAACAACATCAAAGCTTAACTCAGCATACTTCTTTAATGATAGATGGGTTGTATATGTGACAATACTGTCATCAAACCCAAGATCATTAAAATCAGTTTGCCAAGATTCTTTAATCTTATTATCTGGATAAGCAATAAGTATGCTTTCAGGTTTAAGCTTCTCTAATATCTTAATACTAGTTCTACATTTTCCCATTCTGGGACACAAGTTGAGTATACCTGTTTTTTTTCTTAACCACATGTTAGCAAATTCTTCTTGACGAATATCTCTTAAAGTTTTTACTTTCATAAATTTTTATCTAAATGTTTCATAAATCTTTCTTTTTTTCTTTCTAAGCAAACTGTTGAGTCTTTATAAATAAACTTTCCAAAATTTCTAGCATCTTTTCCTGAAAATTCACTAATATGAACTTCTTTGGCGTGTTTAACTTGTCTATGCTTTATTTTATATTTTGGAATATTTAAAAGATCGTGGATAGGTTCTAAAAATTCTTTAGTTCCAACAATAGAAACTGAAATGCTTTTTTCTGGTTTACTCACACTACCATCTCCATCAAAATAACCTCTAACAAAATGGGATATCAAGTCATCATCTAGTTTAGGAAAAGTTAAAACTAAAGATTTCTTATTAACACATCCTATTTTTTTTAAATCATTTACAATCTCTGGATCTTGAAACTGTAATCTACATCTATTAAGTTTACTATCTATGTATATTTTTCCTTCAAATTGAAAAAACTTTTTACATTCTTGTAAATGATGTATATCTTTTAAAGATAATGATAGTTCAAAATTTGAAGTGGTAGATACGTAACCATCAGCATAAATAAAACCTAACCAATAAGATTTTTCCTCTGTATCTATATTATTAAACACAGAGGAATTTATTTTAGCTTTGTTTACTTTAGAATACTCACAACCTGCCTCTCTTAACCACTTACCTACAGTTTTTCTATATATTTCTAATTCTTCTGCAATTTGATTACAGTTTAAGCCAGAATAGAATAAAGACACTGCTTTTGGTTTTAATAAAGAATAATCTTTACCAAATCTTTTAAATTTATACATATTAATATTTTTCTGTAAATTTAAAAATTAGTATTGATATTTCCTAATCGTGGGGCTAAAAGTTATTAACATTCCTTTTTAATAACCAAATTTTTAACAAACTTTTTGTCTTTTATCTCTTATTGTCATTCTTCTTTGTTTACTTTTATACAATAATCAGGAATATAATATCCAACAACATAACCACAGTCAAACTTCTCACGAAACTCACCATACTCAATTGTCTCTTCTATATCTCCATCTCTAAGAACTGTATCTCCTGGATACAGATCATTACCTTCTCTGTCTTGTGCTATTGGTTTCATTCTCTTAGGAAATATGATTTGTTAGTAATTGCTGCATAATCAGAATCTGTTATATCTTTCTTTCTAGGCAACTCCTTAAATAAACCGATTTCACCCAAGAATGCAAGTCCTATTCTTAAATCGTCTGCACCATAACTATTTTTAATTAGTCTGACACTTCTGAAATACTTAGCTCCGTATTGATCTTTTAGTTTATCTAAGTCATAACCACTAGGGTCTGCTACTTTATATCTCATAGGATCAAATAATGCCATAACAACATCAGCATCATTCTGTGTTGCTGAGCTGTCTGCAAAATCTTCTAGTTGAGGTTCTACATCACCATTCTTTATCCTAGAAGGATTAGAAATGTCACGATTGAACTGACTAACTACCACTGGTGAATATCCGTAGAAATCTCTAGCATATCTAAGTTCATCAGACATCTTATCAATAGCTTGTTTCTTTGTAGGTTGATCTTTAGTTAGCTTAAGCAAACCAATGTGATCTATCACCACCATAGTGATTTGACTTGGGTCATTAGGAACATATATTTTATTCCATTTGTCCAATTGTTGTATCTCACCATTCTCTTCAGCGTAAGTCTTGAGTTCTTTTGCTATACCTACAGGATTTTCTGGTCCATCAATGATAGTAACAATTTCACTTAGCTTATCTACATAATCTTTGTAATGTAAGAACAGATCATGTTCATCCTTAGTCATTTTCTCAGTCCAACCAAGAAGCTTACCTACAGGAATAATGATTCCCTGGTCTAGAAATATTTTACGAGATACCCATTTGGCCATCTTGTATGTTCTACTTCTCTCCATGGACCTATACCACACTTTCACTTTGATACCTGAAGCAATTCCTTCTTTAGACATAGCCCAATCAACAGGATTAAGAACAAATGCATCATCAATGAAAGATGTCTTACCACTACCAGTTAGACCACCTACAAGATAATACATACTCTTACGAATACCTACATATCTAGTCAAGCGATCAAATCCCATAGGAATTCCTTTATTGAGATCATTCATGCCTTTCTCAACTTCTGCATTTAATAGTTCAAAGCTCATAATAGTTCTATTTCTTGTTTAACTTCTTTATAGTATTCCCATTGATAATAAACTGCAGCAGATGGTCTTTCATCTCCTTCAAGCATGTCTTCAAATTCTTCAATCATTTCTCTACAAAGTATCAATGCACAACTTTTAGCTCTTTCTAAACAATCTTCTTGTCCAAGTTTCCATTGTACGTTAGGATAGAATTTATATACTAATTCTTTAGCTTTTTCTTTTGGTGTCATTAGATATCTGTACCTCCTGTTGGTTTTAGTTTAGCTTCAGTGATTGTTCCACCATCTTTAATTAGTTCAATGAAAGGCTCAAATGCTCTTTGATTTAGATATACAGAAGAACCTTGCATAAACTTAAGTCTATTGGCATTCTCTGTAATGGATGTTTCTTTCTTTTGATTCACCTCGAAGTTGAGAGCAGCTATAAGTTGTTCAGCTGTATATTCTCCCTCTAAGAGTATTTTATCAAATTTCAATCTACAATCATCTTTATGTAATCTAAGTGCTCTAGTGCCCTTGAATGTCTTACCCTTGTGTTCAAATGAATCTGTACCTGGGTAAGTCTTCCACCACTCTTCAAAATCTGTTGTGGCAGGTCTTCTTCTTACAATCTTAGTGTTCATCTTAGTGTCTATAAACACCAACAAATCTCTACCTAGCACTGTGAGTTTCTCATCATCTTTTGTTATCAATGCCTTTCTTATTAAAGACTGATAGACAGAAGCAATCTTCATACTCCCCTCACATAGAGGAGAGACATCATACTGTTCGTCTATCAGCTTCAGTAGAAATATAACATCAAGGTTGTGTCCTCTTTTGATGAGCTCCTCGTATTGTTGAGGGCTTATTGTTAATTTCATGTTTTACTATTTTAATTACTGCAGGTTTTCTTTTCTTATTCTCCTGTTCATCTTCCCATTTATGCCATGCTGCCTCAATCTCTTTTTGTCTTTCAACAGCATAGATTTCATCATTGGTGTATTCCCAATCTTGTAACAGCCAGTCCATAATTATTTAGCTTTTCTAGGTCTTCCAACTTGCTTCTTAGCACCTGTTGTAGTTTTGATAACGTTAGCCTTAGGAGTTCTCTTTGTGTATTTTCTCTTTGGCTTAACTTCTAGCTCTACTACATCATCACTTTTGATTGGATAATCCTCATCATTCTCCATTTTAATTGTAACTGTTAAGTCTCTAGATGATTTGAATAGACTTAAAATTATTGCTGTAGCAACAGCAACCACTCCTGTAATAATAATAACTGAATTTGTTTCCATGTTTTCTTTCTTTAATTGTTAATGATTTTTAATTTCTTTTTTAATTTATCAAATATTGCTCACCATTTTCATTGATAAGAAGAATCTTATCACTTTTATTAATGTTCCCTATATATTCAACACCTTCTATAATCTGTGTAAATGCAAACAGTGGCTGTAAATTAGTATAGTGAAAACATTTTTTCTGTTCTTCTTCATCAATAAGATTAAAAGAAGAACAAGGAATAATGTGATCAATGTGCCAATACTTACCATAATTCTCCCAAGTCATTGTAGGAATAAACTTAGATTCTAGATATTCTTTTAGTTCTATAATAGAACAACCTAATAAATCTGAAGTTTTTTTAGTTTTAATTGTTCCTTTAGAAGTAACAGCTATGTACAATCTAGTCCTAAGTCTTTTTTTAATTTTAAACTCTACATCATTCTGAATTCTAAGTTTTTCTTTTTCACTTAGAATCTTTCTATTTTTTGTATGATACTCTTTTGACTTAGCATATTGTTTTTCTTTATTATCATCTTTCTCAATCCATTTTTTACTATATCCCTTAGATTTTTCTGAATTATTTTTTCTCCATTCAGTATGTCTTTCTTTATATAGTTCTGTATTTGCTTGATAATGATTTTTAGAAAATTCTGCTAAATACTTCTTTCTACATTCTTTACATTTACTACGTGATCTAAACTCAGTAGATGGTTTTGTTAAACCACAAATATTACAAGTACAATCCATTCTATTATATTTTGTTTATTAAAAAACAAAGATATAACAAAATAATCAAACCAACTAATTATTTATGATTTAATTTTCAACCCAAACTGTAGGTCAAACCATCCGAAGGTTGACTCAGCTTTACTCTTGTTAAACTTAAATATTTTCTTTAGTAATGGAATAGCATAACGCTTGAATTCCTCATGTTGTTCTTCTGTCATAGTATTATTACTATACCACAACTCATCTTCTTTAATCTCATCAACAGTCTTACCAATCATTTTTAGTTGGTATTCTATTAGATGATCCGTAATGTTTGTACGATTGATTGTTTTTTTCATTCAAATAAATTTAATTGGTTAGGTATATACACTGTTTTGATTCTTCTGCCTTCATTGTTAATCTTGATGACTAGTCTGTTTGCTTTCTCTATGTAATAATCATAGTTT